ATAAGAAGTGGCATCACGGCAGCTACCTATTTACAGTTGACTGGGCACACCCAGATGGTAATATACTAGATACCGATCATTCGGAAATTCCGCACGAACATAAGTGCGCTCACATCATAGCCCTAGACGATGGGAACTATGCGGCTCAGCCAAACAACAGATGTATTTGGGACCTACCTTCTTTCACGGTGAAAAATAATATTCCTGATTGGAAGGTGCAGACAACCGAATGGAACGTAGAAGATACAGGTAAGTGGAAAACAGAAGACACCGACAATTTCTTTTATGAAATTGAGGAAAAAAAATGAGGAACGTAAATGAACTTAGCAGACTTGTTAAAGAAAAACATAGTTATGGTACCCGTGGTAGTTTCAGTGGTAGTCGGAACATTTACTGGCGTTCGTTACATCGTTAATCTTACAGACACAATCAATTCAAACCAACAACAAATTGTAGATCTTAAACGAGATTTAAAAGTTGCTGAAGATAAAATTGTAGATCAAAACACAAGATTAACTTCTGCAGAGTCTACGTGGCAGATGGCAGAAAATTTATACAGACAACTAGCAGATCAAGTTAGAGAGCACGACTATGATATTAAGGATTTAAATAGGTAATGTATGGAGGTTCTCAGGATGAATTATTACTTTACAGGTTTGATTATTTTAGCTCTTATGATGTTAGCGTTGTTTGTGGAACCTGCGTATCCTAGAAACGAATATCTTAATGAGTATGGTGTTAGATGTGGAGAGTTTGAAGTAAGTACAGAAAGAAGAGATACTGATTATAATTATAGTGATAGTAATACACACGAAGATGAATATTTAAGATTTACTTATAGAAAATATTTAGGAACAGATTGTAAAACTTCAAAAGAAAATGTTGCTATAAAACAACAACTAGAATTGATGAAGATGTGTGGTAGAGTAAATGCTAATCCTAGCCTACAACATAACCCTGAATTTTCTTTATTAGTCAATAAATGCAGGGGTATTGCGCCTTCAGGCATTGATAATAGACCCACAGATGCAAATAGCCATTGGGATACCCTTAAAAATAAGTATAAAAAAGAAAACCCTGATGTTATACTGATGAACGACAAATTTATAGGACCTAAAAAAGATAAATGAGTAAACAACCATTAAACATATCGGAATCCGCTTCTGTGCAAATGCCGATGAAGACGGTTGCTAGCCTTATAATTCTCGTTGCAATGGGCGTCTTCGCTTATACCGAGCTGACGGCTAGGCTTGTATCGTTAGAAACATCACGTGAACTGATGAGCGCGGATCTTCTTAAAAAAAGTGAGCAAGTCCCCGTGGATCAGGAGCAACTGATGTTGTTGGAGGATCTTTATAAAACCACCGAGAAGATTGAGACGCGGATCGAGGATATGATGCACAACAAAGTCAACATACAATTTTTACAAAAACAAATGGAAAAAGCTTTGTTTGATTTAGAAACTTTAAAAGATAAGGTAAGAGCTAACGGGAGTCATAAATGATCGAGCACATTGTAGCCCTCTTAATGTTTGTAGGACCTGATATTAAGGAGCATAGAATACAGATTGATCCAGACACAGGAAAACCCTCAATGAGTGTCTGTTTAAAGCATAAACGTGAAGCAAGTAGACCACCAATTAGTGCAAATGTATCATATAAATGTATTAAATCGAAAGCAGAACTAGAAGAAAATATAGATGGAAGTAAATCTATAAAAGCGTTAATACTAGAGTAATGTCTAAAAAAAACAAAATTAGATTTACCGCTGAAGTAGTAAATGGTAAGTGTTCAACGTGTGAGGAATTCACAGCTCTCGTTGCTATTGAAAGAGATTTTTTTAGATGTATGAATTGTGGTGCTGATTTAGAGCAACACATAAATGGTAAGATAAGTTATTTACCTGTTATTCAAGCCCCTAAAGGTGCTAAACCTTTTGTTAGAGAATGGTTAGAAGACGATGGCGAAAAAGTTTAAAGATCAAGTAATACACGAACCCATCTTTCACAAAACTTCTATTGGGCGCAGACCTAGTTTGCAAAAAATGAATAAGCATAAACGTAGGTCACATAAACCCTATCGTGGCCAAGGCCATTAGTGTTCTGGAATTTTATTATCTTTCTTTTTTGGATTGATATAGTATTATTCTTAATACTCTTGTTTGGAATAATTCTAAAGTACACACTATGAAATTTATGTTAGTCTTCACAATCTGTTCACAAATGTATGGAACTTGTATGCCTCCCGTACAACATCATAAGATTTATAATTCACACTACGAGTGTGCAACCTATGGTTATGGTGTAGCTGCAGAAATGATGGCACAAATGGGGCAAGATCGTGTCAATAATAATAGAATTGTAATTGGTTTTAAGTGTCAACCTAGAGTTGATATTTAAGTTGTCTGCCCGTCCCTAGAAAGGGACGAACAAACAAAAGGTGTGAGAAGAGATCCTCATACTATAATAAAATTATATACTTGACAACCCCTTGTTTTATTGGCATATATTCCCATATGAACAACAACAGAAAGAATAATAAAATGACAGCTAAAGAAACAATGAAAACAATACAAGAATTAGATAATCAAGAATGGATAGATATGAAGAAACATATTGATAAAACATTCCCTGAAATGACATTACCTACGATGAAAGATTTTAAAGAGTTAGTAAATCTATGGGGTAGTTTTCAAATATATAAAAGTAAAAAACTAAATTAGAAAGGAGTATAATGGCAGACCCAAATAAATATAAATCGTTATCAGTCAACAAAGCAGACTGGGAACAACTAGGAACACTTGCAACAAAGACAAACAGGACAAGATCTAAAATGATAGGAAGATTAATTAGATTTTTTTTAGATAACAAAGGTGGAAAAGCAAATGGAAAAAATAAGACATAAAGCTATTTGTGATCATTGTAAAGGTAATGGCTACTTAAGAGAGCTTACATCATCTTATGATGAAGTACACCAGTGTCCGACTTGTAAATCAGAAGGAGAAGTATTTGTAGATGATCCTACTCCGGAAGAGTTAGAAGAAATGGTTGAGAAGGCGAGGCTGCAGTGAAAAATCCTGTAGCCAAAGCTTTGCGAACACCAAAATTTAAATCTAAGAAAGTAGAGAGTAAAAAAAAATATAGCAGAAAACCAAAAGTTAATGGTTATTATTATGATGGCTATGAAGATGAATTTACCGTTTTATATGAAGACAAAAAAAGATAACAAAATTGACCGAGATAGGGGTACAAGTCCTGCAGAATTGCGTTCCTCTGGACCTAAGCATAGTGCCGAAAGGCC